GGGATACCGCGGATTATCCCGAAGCATCACCGAAATCAAATCAGATTGAGGAATGCTCGTTCAGATTATCTCGTTCGAGTCTACTTATCTTGGTTCTCTGTAGCTAAGATCGTGAAATTAGCAAAGCCTGTTAAAGCTTCACTATTTCAGTCTATCGTACAAGAACCAAAAGATATCGATTCGATACGAGGAGTCCTGGGAAGGATAAAACAGAACTTCCCAGTGCTCCAGCGTTCGTATCTTCCGTGGCTCGCTTCTATACCTTTAAAGAAGGGTATAAAGTGGGTTCCTACGTGGAAGTCCACTCCAAATGATGACAGACAGTTCCCTTCTCCTGATGTTGGAGATAGGGTGCCGACTATCTTCACTTCCCTGAAGCATGAGATGGCGGCATTCGCTCACCAACTCAATGTCATTCATTCATTTGAGGGTGTGTTCTCTCCAGGTATTCTCTTTCGTGAGAGAACCATGTGGCCTCTCCAATATAGAGAAAATACTCGGATATGTAACGAAGATTTGGATTATTATGAGCGCTCTACTTTAGCAGTAGGCTTCCAGTCTATTGCATCAGCTTATGATTCAAATTGGTTACATTTCGGTAGGATTGCTCAGTCGGTTGAAGGAGGCGGAAAACGTCGTCTGTTTGGGATAGGAAACTATCTTAAACAACGACTTCTCCAACCTGTGCATGATTGGGCTATGCAGGTTTTATCCCGCATACCCATGGATGGGACCTTTGATCAAAGTGCTCCCATACATCGGTTAGCCAGACTAGGGACAACAGGCTTTATTGCCTCGTTCGATTTAAAATCTGCTACTGACCGGTGGCCAGTGTCTGTTATTCATGATGTGTTCGCACTCATGTTTAGCCCTACATTGGCTTCATGTGTGGTCAATGGTTGTCTAGCTTTGAATGTATTTTCGGTGCTTCCTCCATTTGTGAGAAAGCCATCGAAGGTATGTTTTAAGACAGGTCAACCATTAGGTTATTTGTCCTCTTGGCCGTTATTTGCGTTGTCACACCACTATATTGTGTGGTTGGCAGCAAAGCAAGCTTATCCTAATCTGGATGTGTTCGACCGGTATGCTCTCCTCGGTGATGATATTGTCATCGCGGATGCAGCAGTGGCTGAACAGTATCGACAGATACTGGAAGAATTAGGGGTGACCATATCATTCTCAAAATCAATTGTGAGTGATTATGGTTGTCTTGAATTCGCGAAGCAGTTCTGGGTGAAAGACATTAAAGTGAATCTTTCACCTGTATCTGCACCTTCGGTTCTAGTATCGAGGTCTGTCATGGGAATCACCCAGTTGGCTGATAAGTATGAGGTCCAATCGGCCTCAGGCTTATTACGTCTCGCTGGAGCTGGTTTCCGTGTAAGATCTCAGATGATGTCTCTCAAGTTAGCTTCAAAGTGGAGACGTCTTCTTGTCGTGGCTAGTAAGCCGCCCAAGAAATTCGAATCAGCTTTGCATTGGTGGGTTGCTGGAGGGAAACCTCTCAATCCCTATGTGAAGGCGATAATGGTTCGTCTATTCATTAGTCAACTGAAGCCTAAAGAACCTCAGTTGCCTATGGATCGCATGTTTGAGGGCGAAGCAACAGTATCAGAATACATGCTTACGCGTAACTGGGTTTCCCAGTGGCTTAAGTGGTTATCATGGTATTGTCGTGTAGCTCTCGGTCCAGATCCAACAATATCTGCATTGCTGGATGCTCCAGTGGTGGCATCAAAATGGCAGCGCTCTACTTTTGATATAACTATCAAAAAGTTTGGGTTGTTATGGCGATGTTACGACATTGGAATCCGGTATACTGTTGATTGGTATCCAGGAGTCCTGGAACCGTTAATAGTAGGTCCTCTACCGTGTTGGTATAAATTGAGTCACCAACCGGTTGGGTATTCTGTATCTATTGTTGATGGTATTGGCTATGTATCGCACCATAGTGTCGCTGTTTACCTAATCAGTAAACAGTGAGTAAATAGGGTGACTGCATGTAAGAAATTAGGTACATCTGAGTACTTAGTATCCTGTACAAGTACTCTTCTTCGGAAGGGGGGGTGTGCAGGATCATAG